CGTATGCAAAACATGAATATTGATTCCAGCTATGGTGCAGTCTATACCCCTGATGTTCTCATCAGTGATGTCACTACTGGAGAACGCCGTTATATCCCGCCGTCCGGTCTTGTTGGCGCGGCCTATAGCTATAACGATACGGTAGCAGCGACATGGGCGGCCCCTGCTGGGCTGAACCGTGGCCGTTTGCGGCAAGTGCTTGGTCTGCGCTATGACTACTCCCCATCTGATGAGGAGTTGCTGTTTCCCAACGGTGTCAACGCTATTATCGACAAGCGCGGGGCAGGCCCAACCATAATGGGTGAAGAAACACTACAGGTGAAGAACTCCGCGTTGCGCTCTGTTCACATTCGCCGGTTGCTCAACTATGCCGAGACTACTATCACGGACGGTCTTGATTACACCCTGTTTGAGCCGAACACTGAATTCACTCGGTTCCAAGTTGTCCAGCTAGCTGACAGCGTTCTCTCCCCGATCTATCGTCGAGATGGCCTGTACGACTACCGCATTGAATGCAATGAAAAGAACAACCCGCCAGAGATTATAGATGCGGACACGTTGGCCTTGGACATTTATATCAAACCTGTCCGGGCGGTCAAGGGCATACTGTTGCGTACGATAATTCTACGCACTGGCGCGTCTTTCTCTGAGATTATTGCCAGCTTCACCGGGTCAACAATTTAATCCCGAATTATAAGGAGACCACCAAATGGCCCGTATTTCTTTCTCTGAGGTCGCGGCACTACCGGATTAACACCCGTGGCGTAAATTATCCCCCATAAGGAACATCTGGGAGATAATAATGACCTTAAAGATAAAGAGTAAGAGACAGTTAGCCGCGTGGGCTGTGGAATTCAAAGGCCCCAAACTTAAAGCCAGACGAGAATTTATATCGGCAATAGGCAATAAGTTTGGGGGTCTCTACATAAAGGGAATATTGGACAAGCCAGGAGAATCATTCTTTGTTGCCCAGTGTGACTGCGGTAAAGAGGTAGTAAAACATGCCCGTGAGCTTCTTAAGGGTCGGCATGTCAGGTGCGGGTATAGTTGTAAGTCATACGACAAGGGTCTTATCACCTCTAAGGCGAATGTGAACAGGGGGCGCAACCCAAGAAAGTTTTGGCACTCAGGATTAGTCAAGCTCGGTAAAACTACCATGACCTACAAAGAGTTTAATCGTGGCATTAATGTTCTCTTCGGGATGAAACAGCGCTGTGACACCAGTCCATTCTATAAAAATATAACGGTCTACAAGAAGTGGTTAGAGAAACCTTGGAAGTTCGTTTTGTATATGGGGGCAAAACCTAACCCCAGAGCATCCATTGATCGGATAGACGGGAACAAGGGGTACTACCCTGGAAATGTCAGGTGGGCCAGCCCCAAGGTTCAAGCACAGAATAAAGACATGGTTAGAGACAGGCGAAAGATTTACTGTAGTTTGATAGGAAGGTATTCAAGTAAGGGGTGCAAGTTGATTGCTTTGATAATTACAGATGGGGCCATTACTGGAGCTACTATGCGGTGTGGGAAGTGTAACAAAGTGATGTATAAGCGTTGGACCAGTAAGCGCTTGATTATGTCTACAAAGAGTTGTGGGTGTTCCAGTGGGCATTCTAGTGCCAGCTCTATGAGAGAATTATTTGACCGATTAAACTTGACCCCTAAAAAGGTTGAACGGGTGTCCCGTAAAAGAGGTCGCCTACAAACAGTAACTATATAAGGAGACCACCAAATGGCCCGTATTTCTTTCTCTGAGGTCGCTGCTTTGCCGGACGTAAGTGATGTAGTGGCGTATGAGTTTCTGCTTGGGAATATCCCAGGATCAAGCAACACCCGGCACTTGACTCTTAAATGCACTACGGTTTCGATACCTGGTTTCAGCAATGAATCATTTGTCCAGAAACTACATGGACATGCGCTGAACTTCCGGGGTGACAAGATGTATCCCCAGATAATCTCCACCACCTTTGTTGAAGACTCGACTATGGCGACGCAGACAGATTTGCGCAATTGGCATGAGCGAGTAGTTGGCACTAATAGTGGGAATTCGGCTGGGTATAAATCTGAGTATTCTGTATCTGCTCAGCTTATCATCTATGACACTACTGGTGCTGTGAATAACCGTGTCACCTTTGAATCTGTGTTCCCCAATGATGTCAGCGATATCAACCTTACCGGTGATGCGTCAGCGGCCATGTTGGTTACTGCCAGCTTCAAATATGACCGCTTTACCGTTGACGGTATCGCAGCTCTGTAGTCTTATATGGACGTTATGTCTATTACTACCTGCACCAAATTACGGGGATTTCGGCTAAAAAGAGAAAACGTAATGTTTTCAACGGCTTAGCTGATTTCCCCGTGTTTTGTGGGTAATTCACCGTCTCGAAAAGACGGCCTGTCTCTCGTTGCTTTCCGGCTAGCTGTTGTGGCGCTCCCATTACTTTCTGAGCTATAGTTTTCTCGCCGATTTGGAAATCCCTGATTTCTGACGAACCCCCAATAAAAGGAACTACATTATATGGCTTTCTCGTTCGAGCAAACTGTATCAATTGGGGACATACTACCTAATAACAAATACTCCCTCTATTTCCCTACTCTCCCCAATGGAGTTGAGGGCAAGACCTTGACTCTTAGAAATGCAGGTGTCTCTCTGCCTACCGCTGAGGTTGGCCAGATAGTAGTAAAGACTTTCGGCTGGGGGATAGCCTTTGCCGGGCGGCGCTCCCCGGTGAACACGTTTTCAGCTACCTTTGTCGAAACACTTAACTCCCCTACCATGCACTCGTTGTACGGCTGGCAAGATATGTGCTCCGGGTTCAAGTCATCTCTTGGCAGCAAGAAATCAGAGTATGCTGTCAACGTCAAGCTGGTAGTTAAGGACAATACCGGCAAGTACGCACTTGAATGCAAGCTGCACAATGTGTGGCCAAAGAGTATAACCCTTGACGCCCTAGCCGAGGACAGTAGTGCGCTAGAGGTCAGTGTTGACTTTTCCCTTGATGCTGTTGATCTGATAGACCTTGATGTAGCAGATGCAAAGATGTCAGACTTGCAGACTGGGTTTGCTCCGATAAAGGATACCACCTATTCTGGCGCGAGCTTCTCAGCTACACCAAATGGTATGTCTAGCCGGGCACAAAACCCGTTGACAGCCTTGAACGTTGGGGGTTTGTTGGCCGGGAGTTTTGGGGGTTTCAATATTTCTACACAATTCATTGACAAGGTGATGAGCGGTGTCGGCGGGTTCGTCCCAGCGGCAACTTCCAGACAGGTGGCTGAGGTATTGCAACAGGCCAAGACGGGACTATCGACGATGTCAAACGCCGCTGACGGACTAACTACCATCCTCCCACAACAGTTCCAGAATGCTGTTGGTCTGGGGAATATCAACACGACCTTAGACGGAGCTACCACGGCGTTGTCAAACGTGACCAGTGTTTTCAAGACATTCTTCGGGTGATATAAATGGTTCAACTACTAAGCAGAGAGATAGCGCTATCCGTACCTGACCCCGCTTTGTCCACTGAGTGGGTATTGCGGGTTCCGTTCGTCAACAGCACAATTCAGGTAGTGGCTGAGAAAGTAACAGCCAGCTTCCAGAAAGTCCCGGCTAACCCAAGGTTCAACAATGGATCAAACACCTATTTCCCAGGGACCAATGACATTGATGCTTTGAGTATAACTTTTTATGAGACTGATGACTACCGTGTTAGCCAATGGTTGCGACAATGGCGTCTGCTTGTTGTCCATGAAGATGGTAACTACGGTGTTCCAGCCGAGTACAAGAAAAAGATGTTCATTCAGATGTATTCAGCGCGGGGCAACATAGCACAGACTCTAACCTACCATGGGATATGGCCAACAGATAAAGCGGCCATAGACCTCAGCTACGATGACGAGACGGGACGAATTACTGTTGACACTCAATTTTCAGTTGATTCCATGTCCCCGACTTGGTGATAGACTACGCTTGCCATATCAGCGGGGAACCACGTTGCTGAGGGCAGGCCATTTAACAGGAGACCAAACAAATGAGAGTTAAGCACCTGAATAACCCAAAAGTTGCTGGTGGTCAAGACACCAACAAGCAACCCCCGAGGCGAGTCGATGAGGTAGTCAACTTATCAGATCGTCCAATACTTGCTGGGGTAGTGATAGAGGGCCAAGAGCAGTCCTTGAAGCAACAGCTAAAAGCGTCTGCTTATTCAACGCCGGACCCCCTGAAGGTTGAAAAGGCTACGGACGGGTGGATGCACCAAGAGTTCCCATCCAAGCTCATTCCATACACTGATGTAGCTGAGATCATGATCAGGCCCTTGACGCTGCGCACATTGAGCTTGGTTCACGCATCCCAGTCACAGAAATCATTCCCCATGCTTCTTGATGCACTACAGGGTTGCATCGACTGTGACATTAGATTGCTTACGGTCCCTGACTTCTATTTCTTCCTGTATTGGTTGCGGATAAATAGCTACCCCAAGTCTCCGTTGACCCTTGAATGGACAAGTAAGTACGGCAACAAGAACCTGGCTAAGGTGTCTATGGCCAGCTTTGATATCACCGATCTGAAAATGTCGAAAGGCGAGTTCGAGGCGTGGGCGGGCCGGGGATTTTGTTTCCCAACTATCAGGGATACTGAGGTACTACAGGACGATGAGCTTCCTGAAACTCAGAAATGGCTAGCTCAGTTTGCTCAGTATGTCAGGGTTGACGGTCCTGTTGAGTCCGACTACATGACCAAGAAGATAGAGGCCCTTGAGCGCATGGGGGTTGACGCGTTGGCTGTGGTCAAGGAGTTCGCCGATAAGCTGGAGCACGGTATAGTAGAACAAATAACAGTCAAGGATGAGAAGTTTGAAATTGGATCGGCTATCAAGGCTATGACGGCTGAGATAGACAACTTGACTCGTTTGATTGAAGCTACCGTTAAATCCGAAGACCCTCAAGCCATAAACGGCATTACTGTCATCGCCCAGCACATTGACAGCCGACACAAGGAGGTAGAAGAACTCAAGACGGCTGTTGAAGAGGAAAGAACAGTAACCCCGGACGAGGAGGTGGTAGCTCTTGGCGTTGTGGACGCTACCATCCTGTTTCCGTCCTGAGGTAGTCTCCAAGTATTTTAAGGTGTTCCCGAGTTATACCAAGGAGCAGATACTTGAGATGCAGTACAATGTCCTTATGTACCGTGGGCTGCAACCTAACCCAGACATGTTTTCGGCTGACTTCTTCTATTTCTACGGGAAGTTGCAAAAAGACTCAAGAGACAAGAAGCTCGACCCCTACCCTTACAAGATGCAGGGAACACTTACTTAATAAACGATTGAGGTAGTCATCATGGCCGAGATGCGTGAAGCATTGAACCAGACCAAGAACTTTCATGAGTCCATTAAGGGGATGTTTGGTGGAACCAATTCCGGTGCCCAAACGTCCACTACTTCATCGGCTGAACTATTGGGGAGCCTGGCAACCAGCACTCAAGACATGCTTGAGGCTACCATAAAGGGGAACAAGGCCATACTGCGGGCCTTGGCTGATCAAACCAAGGTTCTTAAAAGCTTGAGTGGTGGTGGCGGGGGGTTTGGAACTGGCAGTTGGTTGGCCAATTCAGCTATTGGTATTTGGGTAGTAAAACAGATAGCTATGGTAAAGGACTGGTTCAAGGGTCTGAGGGTAGTTAAGTGGACGACGAGCTTGACCAAGTTTGTCATGGGAATCCCAGGAATGCTAATGGGTAAGATCGCTGGCGGGTTGAAGACCGCGCTAAGCGGTGTATTCTCTGGGGTATCAGGACTATTCAAGCCTGTAGCTAACTTGGCCAAGGGTGTTGTCTCAATGTTCAAGACACGCTTTTTGTCATCGCTGGCAAGGGGGTTTGATGTTATCAAGGCAGCGGGGCGTAGTCTAACCAGCGTATTCGGCGGGGTTACCAAGCTGTTTTCAATCCCCGCACTCGGGTCAGTGTTCGGTGACTTGGGCAAAGTCATAAAGTTTGTTCCTAGGCTACTGGCAAAGATAGCTTTACCAATAACGGCGGTTATCGGGTTATTCGATAGCGTGATGGGCTTCATGAATGCTGAAGATGTTTTAGGCAAGGACACTGTGACTTTGACGGATAGGGTGCTGTCAGGTATAGGTAGTGCAGTCAATGGGTTACTACTTGGAATACCTAATTGGTTAGCCAAGAAGCTGTTCAACTCTGAGAACTTAGCCATAGCAATGGTGTCCGGTCTGGCTAACACCAGCAAACTATTTGGTGAAGTATCTAGTGGTGTAGTTGACATAATCTCTTTAGTTGGCTCCAAGATATCTTCTACATTTAGTGACTTGACTAGTAAGATACCCAGCCCCGTGGATTTGCTGAAAAGTCTACCCAGCGTCGGCGGCAAGATACTTGAGATTCTGGGCGCTATGGGCGGGGCCTACGTTACGGCCGTAACTGGTATTCTAAGCTTGATCCCGTCACCAATTGACTTATTAAAGAGTCTACCCAGCGTCGGCGGCAAGGTGCTCGAAATACTAGGTTCCATTGGTGGTGCCTACGTTGCTGGCGTGACCAGCGTAATAGGGGCGATCCCGTCACC